TCTTGCCGATCCAGACGAACGCACTTGGCACGCTGGAGTTTCTTCGTGGCGTGGTCGCAAAGACCTTAATTCGTGGAGCGTTGGCGCGGCATTTGAAGGGGATACAAATAAGCGTCAGTTGAACGAGGCCGAGATGGAAAGCATGGCCGACTACTTGCTGCCCATAATGAAACGCTATGACCTTTCCTTGAGAGACGTTACCGATCACCGGACTGTCTCGCCCGGAAGGAAAGACGATCTTGCGATGGCCGAGTTTGCGAGGTTCAAGGACTATCTCTCAAGGCGACTTGCTTGAACGTGTTTAATTATTTGCGTTCTTTAGACACGTTTCGCAAACGTGTATGAGGCATCGACAGATTAAAGACGCTTCGCTAAATACAAAGCGGACTTCCCGCCCCACTTGGTTGCGGGTCTGTAAAACCGATACCCGCACCGGATCAGCGAGTTGATCGACGGGCAGTTCCATAACACGCAATACGTCACAAGCTCCTTGAGTCCCGCAGCCCTTGCCCATGCCTCCCTTGAGCGGATGAGACGCTTTTGCAGGCCACGGCCCCGGTGACGCGCAACGACCCCCACACGGCACAGAAACCCGAGGCCCGCGTTGTGACCCTCTTGGCAGACCCGGAGCCCTGCATAGGCCACAGGCGTCTTGCCGCGATAAGCCAGCCACCACACCGAACCGTCAAGACTCACACGCGCATCGTGGGGAAAGCATTCCTCGTCCAAGGCCAGCACGGCCAGCGGGGCAGGCTCGCGTTGGATGCGGTAGGTCATTTGAGGCGGTAGTGCGGGACGGGACGGGTTTTTATTGTCAGCCGAACGCGAAACATTTTCCGCTCGGCTTGGCCCGTGGACAAAAGGCGATGGATCTTTTGCTGAAGCGTTGGAACCGGAACCTTGGTCTGTTTAGAAATTTGCTGAATCGTCTGCCAGCCGGGGGGAACGACATCTATCGGGCAAGTGACCTGCGTGAGCACCGCGCACCAATTCGCAAGGTCGCGGTCTGGCGTCACAACGCTTGCTGACTTTTTGTGACTCACAACGGTAGGCGGTAGTGAGGCGAGAGAGTGACCAGATTGACCGTGCAGGCTTGGTCATTGTATTCGCCATAGGCAAAGCCGTGGGACCATCCCAACGTGGCGCGGCGGGTTTTTGCGTAGCCGACATTGAGATCAAGTCCGCATCCAATGTTGTAGCCAACGACCGGACGCTGCGTGCGGCCCTGCTCCTGCGCGACTCGGTGCGTGTGACCAAAGCAACACGACATCCCAAGAGTCTCCGCATGGTCGCGGGCGGCAGACATCGAGAAGATCACCCCGTGCAAAAACAGCGTGTCGCCAAGCAGGGTGCAAGCCTCCGGGCGCAGGCCCGCATACGGCACGATTTTCGCTTTCATTTTCTTTGCGAAGTCCTCGATCTTGCCGATGACTTGCCCCGCTGCGTAGCTCACGACTGCGTTGCCGCTATGAGCGAGGCCGCAAAGACGGTCTTCGTGGTTCCCGAGATGGATCGTGGAAGGCTCAAGCTCTTGAAGGAACGACAAGCCCGCGAGCAAATCGTCTGCCATCGACTCCGCGCGGTCGGGGTCATCCGCATCCCGCCTTGCCCCTGCCCGGAGAGCGGCCATATCGGTAAAATCCCCGAGGTGCAAAACGTGATGGGGTGCGTAGCTTTTACGGAAAGCGAGCATTGCCTTGGTTGCTCGGGGGTCGGCAAGATGTCCGTGAGTGCAACTAACCGCCATCCACTTTTTCCACTTGCGAGTCAGAGGCGCCACAAAGGCGGCGAGGTATGTCAAAGACCCCCAAGCCCCCCGTTAAAAATACTTGAAAAAAAACCTTTACTTTTTTTGAGACGGGGTTTTAATGACCTCCAGTATGCAGAACAAATCAGTTTATTTGGGCGTCAGCGGCATCCCGATCGCAACGGCGGATGCCCTGCGCGAGCAGGCCCGAGCGAACAACCGCAGCGTAAGCGGGGAGGTTCGCACCATGATCGAGGCGCAGCTTTTCGGAACGTCAGTTCTTGACGCTCCTTCTAAAAAGGAAAAACCCAAAACAACATGGACCCACTAACAATCGTAGCAGGAACCACGGCCCTCGCCGCACTCGTCGCACTCGCCTTTATGAGCGGCCACGAATACGGGCGAGGCCAAGGCATCGCAACGGAGCGCGACTTGGCGAATCGCCGAATCAACGCGCTTCTCGTTGAAGAAAACAAGCGCAAGCCGCGCACTCGGAGGACTCGGAAATGAGCATTCGACCCTCAACGGTCGACCGGACGGGCGACCGCCCTTGCTTACCAACCGGATCGCTTCTCGCGGTCTGCGAGCGGATCGCGCAAGGCCACGCTCCAACCCTGCGCGAGCGCGTAGTCGCCGCGCTGACGAAACTCCGAACAAAGATGCTACGATGAAAAAGCTCGTCTCGATGTTCCGCAAACCTCGCCCGAAAGGATGGGGAAAGAACACCAACAACGGCAACGCCAAGGGGCGCAAGCACGGCATCGCTCGCGCAACTCGGGCAGACCGGGAGCTTGTGGAGTTTGTTCCTGCTCCGACTCGCAGGCGGAAGAGCGACTACCTTTTCGCTAACTGCGTTGTGTTAGCCGCTGCCGTTTTCGGACCATCGTCCCGAACTTGGGCCGAGCAAATGCTTCCAGCCGCGAGGCAACTTGACGCAAGGAGGTTCGCGTGAGTCACGAAATGGAATTGGAAGACTACATGGTTGATCTGCGGCGAAAGGTCGCGGTGGTCGAGGAGCAAAACCAGTTGCTCCGCGAGGAAAACAGTCGACTGCTTCTCGCTTTAGACGAGGCATTAGCCATCGCCCGCAAATACCGACCGGAGGGCCACGAGGAATGAGCGAGACGGTCGGCAGCATCAACTTTCAGCCCTCGTCCGCAGCCGAAGCGATGGCTGCAAGCATCGTTCACTTGATCGATCGCTTGGCCGAGGTCGAAGCAGAGCGGGACTTTTACAAAGCGGCGGCAACCAAGCTGTCGGAACCTAAACGGAGACGTAAGCAGTGAACGTCCTCGGCCTTGATCCCGGCCCCGAGCAAACGGCCTTTGTCTGGTTCGACGGAACCCGCCCCGGATTGAACGGGATTGTGAAGAACGAGGAAATGCTCGCCTTGCTCGCGCAGGCTCAAACAATCGGGGCAAACATTTTCTGCGAGGACATTGCAAGCTATGGCATGGCCGTCGGGGCATCGGTCTTCTCAACGTGCATATGGATCGGTCGCTACTGGCAGCGCGTGATCGGCCACGCCCGCTTTCATCGCGTCTTCCGCAGGGACGTAAAGCTCCACCTTTGCAACTCGCCCCGCGCCAAGGACGGCAACGTGCGCGTGGCCCTCATCGACCGCATCGGCCCGCAGGGAACCAAGCGGCAACCGGGGCCGACCTACGGCATCCGCTCGCACACATGGGCCGCGCTCGCGGTCGCGGTCTATGGGCATGACAAACTTTCCGGACGGACAACCCTCGGTCGTTCGCCCGCATGAACACAGAAACAAAGACGCCGGGGGCGGCAACCCCCGGCGCGATTAGCACCAACGAATGAACACAGAACAAGCATCCAACGGAGTGCAAGCGGTAGGCAAAGCGATTGCCTCTGCTTTTGTCAAGGCGCAAGCCGACTTCGGCCCCGCCTTAAAGACCAACACCAACCCTCACTTCAAGTCAAAGTATGCGGGCCTCGACGCCTGCGTGGAGGCAGTGATCGACGCCCTGCACAAGCACGGCATCGGCCTTATGCAGCGCACCTTGCCTTGCGAAAGCGGGGTCACGGTGGAGACGGTATTCCTTCACACCAGCGGGGAGACATTGAGCAGTGGCCCGTTGCACGTTCCCGCGCAGAAGCAGGACGCGCAAGGCTACGGCTCCGCGCTTACCTATGCCCGCCGATATAGCTTGATGGCGGCTTGCGGTATTGCGCCCGAAGACGATGACGGAAACGCCGCCGCATCGAAGTCGATCACCTACGCGAAACAAAGCAAGCCCGCTCCGCGCATCACGGACGAGGAACCAAGCAAATTTAACGGCAGTCGCTCGGCAAAAGCGGCGGTCGCTACGAACGAGGAAGAAGCTCTTCCTTGGTAACACCAACAACCAAAACAGAAACACAGAACATGATTAGTCTATCCATCAAAACAGAGAAAATCGACAAGCAGCACTTGATCACAGGGAAGAACGGAAAGATCATTTCCGTTGTCCTCTTTGAGAACAAAGACGGGCAAGGTCAATACGGTGATGACGGCTATGCCGTGCAGGGCGTGAGCAAGGAAGCGCGCGAGGCAGGAACACGCGGTCCTATTGTCGGCAACTGGCGTTACATCGGGCAAGGCGCGATGAAGGCGACAACGAAACCCCAAGCGGAGGTCGAGGACGATTCCGTCCCGTTCTAAGCATGGGAGAAGAACTTGCACTTGCATGGGCCGACACCGCCCGCCGCCTCCGCGCATTGATCGTTCCCCCTCCGGGGCGCGATCTCTGCGAGGAGTGCGGGGGCAGCGGCAGCACCGGAACACCGGATCGACACACCGACCCATGTTCCGGAGGGGGAGAGGTTCAGTGGAGGGGATACTTGCCGACCACATGGTGTCACGTTTGCGAAGGAACGGGCGTTTGGCCCCCCTTGAGGGAGGGCGCACGATGAACCTCCGCGAACGAGCCGCTTGTGACGGCCTACTCGATGAGGACGCGAGCATCATGCAGAGCATGGAATGGCTGCGTGAACATTGCGAGCGGTTGGCGTGGGAGTTGGAGTCCACCGGACGCGAACTCAAAGACGCAACGGCGAAGCTGCGACTTCGGGAAAGGGGGGCGGAATGAAACACTATCCCCGCCTTTGGGACTACGAATACACGGGCAGCAATGTTTACCGCGACCGCGACCAACTGCGCGACTTATCAGATGACCTTGCCGACTACTGCGGAGAATTACTGACCGAAATTGAGGAGGTGCGTCAATGACTTGGCAACCCGAGCTTACTTTTGCCCCTGCCGAGACGCACAATCGTCCGACTCAAGCTAATCGCATTTTGCGATACCTCAAAGAAGGCAACCGCATCACGGCACTCGACGCGCTGGAGTCTTTCGGCTGCTTTCGCTTGGCCGCTCGTATTCACGAGTTGCGCCGGGAGGGTTGGGCAATCGCGGAGCGAACGGTCGAGACGGCTAACGGCAAGCGGATCGCGGAGTATTCTATAACCGGAGGCACGAAGTGAATGAGTTGGCACTTTTTGCAGGAGCAGGAGGAGGCATCTTGGGAGGCAAGTTGCTTGGATGGCGCACCGTGTGCGCTGTCGAGCTTGATCCCTACTGTCGCCGGGTATTGCTCGCCCGACAGCGGGATGGATTCCTTCCTCGATTCCCGATCTGGGACAACGTCACTACGTTCGACGGCAGGCCGTGGAGCGGACGGGTCGATGTTATCAGCGGGGGATTCCCCTGCACCGATCATAGCTCCGGCAAACATCAACACAACGGAGGCAACGACTACGAGGGCGAATCCATGCAGCTATGGCGGCACATGGCTCGCATTATCGGTGAAGTTCAACCCCGCTACGTCTTCGTGGAAAACAGTCCGCGACTTATTCGCGGAGGACTTGCCAACGTCCTCGCTGACCTTGCCGCAATGGGGTTCAATGGTCGGTGGGGAATTATATCGGCGCAAGAAGCAGGAGCACCACATCAGCGCAAGCGATTCTGGGGCTTATTCTGGCCGCAAGTATCCGACCCCGCGCACACGGGATTGGAAGGGCGAGTGCCGCAAGCGTTGGGGGAACCGACACTCTCTGCCGGGGGCTTTGGCCGATGTGCTTTTTGGCGCACCACCGCCCCCGATATTCAGCGAGTGGTTGATGGGGTGGCCGATAGGGTGGACAGATTGCGCGCCATTGGAAACGGCCAATGCAGCGCAGTGGTGCGACTCGCATGGCATCTCTTGGGAGGCGCACGATGATCTACCTTAACCTTAAAACGTCTACCCTGCGCGCCCCCGAATACATCGGAAGCGAACCAACGCAGCGCGGCACATGGCTCAACTTGCTCTGCTATTGCTGCGAGCAGGAGAACGGGGGCGTGATCGACGGATGCGCGGGGTGGAAGGACCGACAGTGGCAACAGACGGCAGGGGTCACGCTTGCCGAAGTGCGCGAGGACTGCGACCTGTGGAAATGGGACGGCGAAGCCCTCGTCGTGACGTTCTATCCGTCCGACAAGGAGGCCGAAGTCCGGGGCAAGCGGGAGGCTGGCAAAAGAGGGGGAAGTGCCAAGAGCGAAGCAAAAACCCAAGCAAGTCGGCAGAACGGAGCCAAGCATAACCCAAGCACAACCCAAGCAGAACCCAAGCTGGAACCCAACGGAAGGGAAGGGAATGGAAAGGAATGGAATGAAAGGGAAGGGGGGACGATGCAAAAAGTCGAACAGACCCCCGCCCTTTCAGAATTTCTTGAGGAGGCCAAGAAGATCGGAGTCGAGGCCGAGGTCGCAACGGAGATATGGCACGACAACGAATCGCGCCCGATCACCCCTTACGGCCAGTGGACGGACTACCGGGGGAACCCGATCGCCAAGTGGCAGGCGAACATGATGGCAAGGGCCTCGCAGATCCGCTCCCGCAGGGGCAGCGGCACGGGGAAGATTAACGGCCACGGCAAATCCGAGGGGGTCTGGTCGATCCAGCAACGAATCGAGGCCGCGCAGAAGGAGGTCGACCGCATCACGGGCAACCCAGCGAATAAAGAGCAAGTAGCTGACTCGTTTGACCGCCGCCTTAAAGACGAGCCGATGGCGCGGGTAAAGGCGTTGAAGGCGTCAATCTCGGAGATGCGGCAGCGAATGGCCGGGGTGGAGGTAGCAGCGTGAGTCTTCGCCCCTTCCGCCTCGCAACGATCATGGAGGCCGTCAAGGTTGCCGAGCTTCGCTATTTGGAAGCACGGGTCGGCGGCATGAATAACGCCACGACCTATCAGAGCGATTTCGTCGAGGTCATGTCCCGTGATATAGGCGGCATCCTTGCCGAGTTGGTAGTCGGGCGGAAGTTCGACCGGAGCTTTCTGCCTGCGGTCAACACGTTCCACAAGCTGGCAGACGTAGGCGAGGACATCGAAGTCCGGTCAACCCCGCACCTTAACGGGTCGCTGATCCTGCGGGACAACGACGATCCCGCGCGGCGATACGTCTTGGTGATCTGCGACCCGATGCAGGGGTTTGAGGTCAAGGGGTGGGTGTGGGGCCACGAGGCCAAGACAGACGAGTGGGCGAAGACGGACGAGGGTAGGCCGCATTGGCGATACAAGGGGCCTCTGCGGCCTTGGAATACGCTAACGCTGGCAAGACCCGCCGAGGCTGAACCGGAGTGCGTGGGGTGAATTTATGAATACAGCACAAACAATAAAACCGTTCAGAGATGCCCTCCAAAGTTGCCGATCACTTGCCTTGCGCGCCCGTGAAGTTAGAGATGCGACTGTCGCTCTCGGCAGCGGCATAAAGGCCCACAAAAAGAAACACGACGGAGAACAATTGAGTCGAGCAAGCGCGTCCCTTAAACGAGCGGCGACCGCGCTTGTTGCGCTTTTGAACGAAGAGATTGCAAGTTGCGAATGGAACATAAAACGGGCCATTGCTGACGATGATTCGCTTAAAAGAACCCCGCATATTGATACTTCTCGGCGGGGCAGTGGCAGCTTTGGCGGCAAGCACGCAGCAAGCGCGCAGCAAAGATTGAGCAGCCCATGGGCATGAGCAAGACGCTTATGGACTTTATCAAGGCGCAAGGGCTCGACGCGGGGTTGGTGATGAACGAACTCCAAGACAACGGGGTTTGCTCGGATACCTGCGTCGAGGTCGAGGATGTTGGCAACGGGGGGCAATGCCTTCTTTGGCTGCATGAGCGGGACTTGCGCGGGATGAGGGGGGAGGGGAAATGAACGAGGCTTATAAGCAGTCCGGTCACAAATACCGGGGGCGCAATGTCGGCCGAGGGGGTAGGGCGCAAAGCAAGATCACAAAGGCACTGCGGAATATTGCCTCCTACGATCTGATCGACGATGTGCTGCGGGAGGATGACCGCAGGCGCAGAGATGCACGGGAGCGGCAGGGGGTGGCGGCATGAGCTACAGTCAGAACAACGAGGAAGCCGTGCTGCTCGATTACTTCGGGGGCAAGGCAGACGGGACGCTCTTGGAGATCGGATCGTTCCACCCGACCCGCCTATCCAACACGCGCGCATTGCTGGAGCGGGGATGGAGCGGGGTCTTGTGCGATATGTCGCCCTTCTCCCTTGCCAACCTTGTCCAAGCGTATGCGGACAACAATAGGGTGCGGGTTGTCGGGGGCGTGATTACAGTCGCGGCGTCCGGCCCCGCTTCGGTCTGGTTGGTTCCCCCGGACGAGGGGAGAGGTAGAGACGGGGCGGTTAGCACGACAGAGGCATGGCACAAGGACAAGTGGGCAGGGCAGGGCCACGTGCCGTATGTATGCGCGACGATCAGCCTTGCGGAACTTTACGCAATACTCCCGAGCAAGGTCGATCTAGTGTCGATTGATACGGAAGGGACGAGCATGGATCTCGCGATGGCGTTTGATTGGGAGCGGTTCGCGGTTGATGCTATTGTAGTTGAGCATGACGGGAGCGATGCGATGGTCGGGCGACTCGTCGAGACGCATGAGGTCGCAGCGGTCAATGCGGAGAATGTTGTGATGCTTCGCCGCTGATTTTTGCGGAGGAACTTGCGCGCGCGGCAAAGTAGGAAACCTATCCCAATCCTATACGTGGGGTTGCACGCGACTCTCGTAGTTTTTTTGAGTGTCCACCGAATGTTGACAGGGTGAACGGCACAAGTGAACGAGGCCACCACATCCGTCAGAGAACAGGCGCGGCACGAGGAAGTCTCTCCGTCATTGATCCACCGCTGGCGGCAGCGCGGGATGCCGTCCGACTTGGAAGGCGGAAGCGTCTGGCGCGCCCGCAACGCCACCCGCCGCGCGGGACGCACCCCAGCCCCCGCCACGGCTCCGCAATCGCTACTCGATGACCCGATGGCGCAAGCCGACCCCGCCCCGGAACTTTCCGTCGAAGTCGATGAAGACCCGGAGGCGACCAAGCAGGCCGTCGAGTTGGCCGAGCGTCCCGAGGAAGTCATTACCAGCGAAGCGTCCTGCAAGGAGATGCTGCGCGCCCAGCGTTCAAGCCGCCAATACTGCGCGGGCCGCATCGCCGCCTGCCACAAGCGCGGCGACGAAGCGATGGCGCAACGATGGACGCAGATCATGAACAACATCATCCCGAAGCAAAAGGACACCGAGCGCGAACTGCTCGACCTCTTGGAGCGCACGGGAAAGACCATGACCACCGAAGCCGCGAAGCGATCCTTCCGCACCGTTTTCAGCGAACTACGGCAAAAGCTCGTCGCCGCTCCTGCCGCCTTGGCCGCACAGCTTAACCCGCAAGACCCGCACCACGCGCAAGGCGTCATGGAGAACTATGTCCGCAGCCTTTTCAAAGAAACATATGAAGACCACCAACCTACCGCTTGAGAAACTTATCGCATACGCCGGGAACCCCCGGCGCAATGACCATGCCGTCGAGGCAGTCGCCGCCGCGATCAAGCGATTCGGGTTCCGTGTTCCTGTGCTGGCGAAGTCGGACGGCTCGCTGATCGACGGCCACCTTCGGATCAAAGCCGCCAAGCGTCTCGGCATGACCGAGGTTCCGGTCGCGCTCTGCGATGACTTGAGCGAAGCCGAGATCAAGGCACTCCGCATTTCCATCAACCGCATGGCCGAACTTGCCGAATGGGACGAGGAACTTCTCATGGCCGAGCTTGAAGGGCTGGCGGCGGAAGGGATCACGATGGACGATGTGGGCTTTGACTTGGACGCCTTGGAAGCGTTAGGCGCGAGCGTGGAACCGGAAGGCAACCCCGAAGCAGACGCCGAGCCGCAGATCGACAAGGCCGAAGAACTCCGCGCCAAGTGGGGCGTTGAGCCTGGCCAACTTTGGCAGCTTGGCGACCATAGGTTGCTGTGCGGGGATTCTTGTCTTAAAAAATCAACGGAAGTGCTTATGGGGGGGGGGCTTGCTGATATGGTTATCACCGACCCGCCTTATGGAGTCGCCTATGTTGGGAAAACAAAGGACGCCCTCAAGGTTGAGAACGATGATGTTGACGAAAAAACCCTTGCCGAAATGTGCAAGGATTGGTTCGACCGAGCAGATGAGGTTTCAAGGGACGGGGCATATTGGGTTGCAACGGTCCCGGCGGGACCGTTGCATGGGGTTTTCTTTTTTGACTGGAAGCAACGCGGCATCCTTCGGCAGGTCATGGTGTGGAACAAGGATTCCATGGTGCTTGGCCACAGCGAGTATCACTACAAGCACGAGCCGATTCTTTTTGGATGGAAGCCTGGCGACCGATTAAAGAACGCCGACCGCACCAAGACGACCGTCTGGGATTTTCCAAGGCCCAAAGTTTCCCGCGAGCACCCAACAATGAAGCCGGTTGAGATGTGGTGCTACGCAATCGGCAACCACACACGACCGAAGGACACGGTTTACGAACCCTTCAGCGGAAGCGGCACCACGATCATCGCCTGCGAGCAACTTGGAAGGAAGGCGCGCGCCATCGAAATCTCGCCCGCCTATGTCGCCGTGGCCTTGCAACGCTGGGCCGATGCCACGGGCAAGACGCCGCGCCTTGTGCCGTGACTCTCACCGCTGAGATCATCCGCAGCCTACGCGATGTATTCGCGCCCATCGACACGCGCGAAGTTTATCAATGGGCCGAGGACGAGATCGTGCTGTCCCGCCGTCAGACCGAGACTCCGGGGCCGTATAGCACGCTCTTAACCCCCTACGTCCGCGAGCCGTTGGCCGCATTCAGCGATCCGCGCGTCAGCGACATGACGCTTTGCTTTGGAACGCAAACGGCCAAGTCCACCATAGTCTTGATCGGCATGGCGTGGCGGCTGGTCAATAACCCATGCCCGACTTTGTGGGTCGCTCCGAACGAAAACTTCGTGCGTTCGTTCTCCGAAAACCGCTGGCAGCCGATGGTCGATGACTGCAAGCGTCTCGCTGCGCTCAAGCCCTACAACCCGCACCGCTACAAAACACTGGAGCAGCAATTCCGCGACTGCACCGTGAACTTCGTCGGGTCGAACTCCCCGGCGAACTTGGCCTCGCGTCCCATAGGTCTGCTCATTCTCGACGAGACAGACAAGTTTGCCGAACCCACCGCCCGCGAAGCCGGTGCAGTTGCGCTTGCCGAGAACCGCACGAAGTCATTCACCAACGCGCTGCGGGTCAAGACCTCCACGCCTACCACGGAAGAAGGGGAAATCTGGCAGGCGTTTCTTGCGGGAGATCAACGATTCTATTTTGTGCCGTGTCCGCACTGCGGCGAGCGGCAACGTCTGCTTTGGTCGCAAGTGAAGTGGGACGAAAAAGCCCGCGACGAGAACGGCAAGTGGGAGGAGGAGGCCGTGCGCCTGTCGGCCTACTACGAGTGCGCGCATTGCAAGGGGCGCATCGACAGCGGCCACAAAACCAAGATGCTGCGCGAGGGGGAGTGGCGACCGACAAACCCAAACGCCAGCCCCGGTCGCCGCAGCTACCATCTGAACTCGCTCTACGCGCCGTGGAAGTCGTGCAGCTTCGGGGAGTTGGCCGTCAAGTTTCTTGCCGACAAGGCCTCATTGATGGGTCTGCAAGATTTCGTCAACGGCGCGCTGGCCGAGCCGTGGGTCGAGGACGCCGACAAGGAGCAGGAGGTCAAGACCGCCGCCAGCGATTACCTTTCCGCGGATCGTTGGGACGAGGCCGAGTTCTCCGCGATGACCGTGGACGTTCAAGATGCAGGCGGTCGCCACTTCTGGGCCGTCATCCGCGATTGGTCAAAGGACGGACGCTCGCGCGGA